GCACTATCAGATCACCTACAGCTCCCGCCCGATTCTTTTAGTCGATTATCACCATCTTTTGAGGATAGGTGTAGGATTATCTATCAATCAGCCGATGGTAACGATAGAACTTTTTTAGTCTTAGAGGAACATGAGGTACAGGAGAGAGATTTAGTCGATTTTAAGCATGAACTTAGCAAGGGATTTAGAATAATAGAACTTATAGATATACGGGAGGATAAACAAGGAGGATACGAACAATGAAACTAGAAGAACAAATAGAACAGCTTAAAGAAATGGTACTTTTGTTAATGGATGCAATAAAGATGGATTCCCTTGAGTATGAGTCTGAAGTGATGGGGAAAGCGTATGACCTTATAGATAAAATGGAGACCACAACCAATGAAAACTAAAACACACAATAATCAAGTCTATGTAGATGCGGGGCTCATCTGGATTGGCGATCCGTGCTACATTATGGGCAACGATGCAAGTCATAGAGTTACTCGCTGGTCTGAGTTTTGTGAGCAGCTTGAAAACCACGATAAAATATCTACACCACTTGGGGAAGGTGTTGGGGTATTAGTCGATTCGGGGTATGGTGATGGCTGCTATGAGGTGGAAACCACGACAATAGATGATCCTCACTGGGGCACTAGAGTATCATCGGTAACAATTACTTTTATTCGTAAGGAGGATGACAATGAATGATATAAAAACGAAACAATCAGAATGTATAGATGTGATATGGAAGCAGTTACTACACCTAGAAAGCTGCGATCTTAACACGGTAACAAACCACACCGATGAGGACTGGGCTGTGGCTGTTTTACGATTAGTCGAGCTTGTACAGGAACTTGCTGTTTATGTAGCGGAGGAACACGATGAAACGAGAATGTAAAACCTTACAATGTACTAACGAACCTCATGACTTTGGCTGTTGGGATAATGGGGAGTATTGTAAAGAGTGTGTAAGACGTATTGACGAAACCGCAGATGCACTAAGGGATACGATAAACTTTAATCGTGTTATGGGTTATAACGATGATGGTACATTGACAAGACACGTGAATGGTGTACCAAACGGTGATCCTAACGCTAAGGGTGATATCGAATATCGAAGGGGTGGAGTATGAAACAACCTAAAACACTTGGAGAACTCGCTGATTACACATACAAACACTGCTGGGCTGGTACAAGATCTGAAGATAAGACTTGGATAAACGCCAGCAAGATTCTCGATTCACTTGGGGTTAGTCGTGATGTCCGTAAGATAAACAAGATGGACATAGATAAGATGGTGCACGACTTCAAGTCCATCGGGAATGCCCCAAGTACAATCAACAGGAAGCTCGCTGTGCTGTCCAAGATTCTTACGGTAGGTGTGGAGCTTGGGGTACTCGATAGCAAGCCACCTATAAAGAAGTTGAAAGAATCACAAGGTAAAATCCGATGGTTCACAGAGGATGAGCAACGCAGCATGATCAAAGCGTTAGTCGATTTAGAGTATCCAGATTATGCAAATGTTGTTAGGGTCTTATTAGATACAGGAATGAGGTGCGGGGAACTCTTTAGTCTAGAGTGGGATGATATCCATGACAACCTGATTGTCCTTAATAAGACCAAGAACTTCTCACCGAGAACTATTCCAATGACACCTACGGTTCAAGATATCCTAGAGTGTTACGAGGAGTGGGTAAGGCCTTTTGAGTGGGCTTCCTATGATCACTTCAGAAAAGCATGGTTAGTCATGAAGGATTCTTTAGGGTGGTCTGAGGATAAACAAGCTACTCCTCACGCCTGTAGGCATACCTTCATTACGAACTTAGTGCAGGAGGGCGTAGATTCTCTTACAGTGCAGCGACTTGCTGGGCATAAGTCTTTAGCCATGACCAATAGATACACTCACCTAGCTACTAAAGACCTAGAGAGTGTGATCCATAAACTTACTATCCGTAGGGAAGCCACCTGAAAACTTCAAGAATCATAGTAAGATATCAATAGATATAATTAGGAGTACGCACGGATGCGACAAAAAGACCTTGATCTAGAGATGGTCGAACTAGGTAAGGAACGGTATTGGTCTAAGGTGAATCGAACGAGGGAAACCGAAGTCGAAACATACTCGCCTGTGGCCAAGAGATTACTTGGGGAGTCTATCGAACATCTTAAAGAGGCCATTGTAGAGTGGATGGTGTATTCAGATACAGGTGCAGGAAGAAAGCACCGAGTCCTTCCATTCTTTAAGTTATTACCTGTAGACCTTATGGCTGCTTTAACAGCTCGCACAGTTCTTGATGGGATTAGTCAAAGACGAACTCTTACCTCTATTAGTGTACGATTAGGTCAATACTTAGAGGACGAGTACAGGTTTCGTAAGATCCAAGATGAAGAACCTGATTTATGGCAGACACTATTTTCAACCGTAAGTAAACAAAGCGGGTATATTTCAAAACGTAGGTATATCCATAAGACTGCTAAAGCTGCTGGGATAATACTACCTAGATGGAGTACCAAAGACACCTGTGCGATGGGTTTAGTCCTTATCGAATTGATGCGGGAAGCGACTGGACTTATTGAGATTGAAACCTTTACGAATATGTTTGGTCGATCTACGACAACTGTTCAAGCTACTGATGATCTTCTGAATTGGATAAAAGAAGCTCACGCTATCCATGAGATACTTAGTCCTGTGTTTTTACCTATGGTTGAGAAGCCGATGCCTTGGCAGTCTATTTATATTGGCGGTTACTCATCCGATGAGGTTCGTAGGAGACCTTTAGTCAAATCTTATGACGCAGGGTACTTAGAGGATCTGAATGAATGCAGTATGCCCAAGGTATTCAAGGCGATAGAACACATACAGAATACTGGGTGGGAAGTACATAACGATGTATATAACACAATGAAGTATTGCTATGAAAACAATATCATTGTAGGAGATTTACCAAACAACCAAGATCAGGACGTACCTCCCAAGCCAGAGAATTGGGATGATATTGAGTCACAAAAAGAGTGGCGTAGGGCTGCATCCAACATACACCGTATGAATTACCAAGACCGCAGTAAAAGGTTACAACTTGGTAAGGTGTTATATCTTAGTAACAAGTTTTCTGATACTGAGTTTTATTTTCCTACTCAGCTTTGCTTTAGGGGAAGATCTTATCCCAAGCCACAATACCTACAACCCCAAGGTGCAGACTGGGCAAAAGCAAACCTTAGATTTTCTAAAGGTAAACCAATCCATACTCAGGATGAAGCGGATTGGCTGGCTTTTCAATGTGCAAATACTTGGGGACTCGATAAGAAGCCAATATACGATAGATTAAACTGGGTGTATAGCAATGAAGACCTATTTAGAGGGATACTTAAAGATCCTCTGGGGTGCAATGAGTGGGCTAAAGCGGATAAACCGTGGCAGTTCCTTGCTGCTTCCCTAGAGATGGGTCAGTTCTTTGAAGAAGGATTCGGATTTATCTCTAAGATACCTGTCGCTCAAGATGCTAGTAATCAAGGTCTTCAAATATACTCCATGTTACTTAGAGATCCTGAAGGTGCTCACTACACTAATGTGACTCCCAGTGAGATACCTCAGGATCTCTACCAGATTGTTGCGGATAAAGTTATACAGAAACTTCTTGAATCTGATAATCCCTACGCTAGTTTATGGGTAGCTTTTGGAGTAACCCGTAAAACCACCAAGAGGCAGACGATGGTTTTACCGTATGGAAGCACTAAGCAGTCATGCAAAGATTACACGATTGATTGGTTCAGAGATCAGGTGTTTAGATTTCGCAGAGATAATCCGTTTGGTACAGAAGTCTTTAAGCCGTGTATATTTCTTAGTGACATCATTTGGGAATCCATCGGGGAGTCGGTTAAGTCTGCTCGTATGGGCATGGATTGGCTCAGGAAGGTTGCTAGAATATGTATGGACAACGGTGTAAGTCCAATGTGGTCAGTACCTTCCGGTTTCTTAGTCAAACAGTTGTATGAGAAGCAGGCATCGTATGAAGTTAAGACCTCCATTGGTGATACTATTCGGAGGCATAGGTTGCAGCGAGGGAGGGGGGAAGCCTCTGCTAGAAAAAATATAAATGGAATCTGTCCAAACTATGTGCACAGTCTTGATGCTTGCCTTATGATGATGACCGTGAACTTGGGGTATCTCAATGGTGTTGATCAGTTTTCTATGGTGCATGATTCGTATGCCACCACAGCAGCTGATGCAGGTGTCCTTAGTACCTGTTTGAGAACCGCAACAGTTCAACTGTTTTCTCAAGATTTATTATCAGATTTTTCTAAACAAATTTCGGCACTATTGCCGATAGGTGTTACATTGCCAGACATACCGTATGTAGGCGGTCTGGACATCGAGGACGTACTCGATTCACAATACTATTTTGCGTAAGGAGAAACATTATGCGTAAGAAAAAACTATACCCGAAACTTACAACACCTAAAGGAATCGCTGTGTGGCCTTGGCTGAATGAGCCAGACAGAAAGTTTAATGCTACAGGTGAATACAAAGTAAACCTACAACTGTCGGAAGATGATGCTAAAGACTTTTTAGGTAGACTTAAAGAAATCCATAAAGAACATTACAAAGAAACCTGTGAGTCTGAAGGAAAGAGTAAACTAAAAAAAGCAGAACTTCCGATTGTTATGGTCGAAGATGATGAAGGTAATGAAACTGGTGAAGTACAGATTAAGTTCAAACTAAAAGCACAGTATGAATTTGATGGTAAGACAATTAGCCAGCGACCTGTTCTACTTGATGCTACAAGACGTGCCATGACGGAAACTGTTGGGGCTGGATCTACTATTCGTGTTGGTTGTGAGGTGTTCCCATACTATACGGCTGCTATTGGTGTTGGCCTCTCTCTCCGTTGTAAAGTTGTACAAGTATTAGAACTTAAAGAGTTTACTCCCGGAGCTACAGGGTTTGACTTTGATGAGGAAGAAGGTTTTGAAACTGTAAGTGCAAACCTAGAACCAGAAGCTACAGAGTCTACTGATGTAGATGATGATGACTTTCTTTGATGTCCTCTTTTCTCCTTTCGTTTCCTATTGATCCCGTCCCCGCATCTCGTCCCAGAGTTACTAAGTGGGGAGCTTATTACGGGAAACGATATACGCAGTTCCGCAAGGAAGCTGAATCAGTTATACCTCAAGTATTTACTGGTCAGCCCCTTGCTGGAACTTTGGAGGTATCTTTAGTTTTTTACTGTAAGAAACCGAAGACAACGAAGCGAGACGAACCAAGAGGTGATATTGATAACTATGTAAAAGCAATACTGGATTGCTGCAACGGAAAGGTCTTCGAGGATGATGACCAAATTAAACGACTTAATGCAACCAAACAATACGAGGATGGAGATGGAGCACGAATCGAACTCTACATTCGTCCAGCATGAGCCGTGTCCGAAGTGTGGTTCAAGAGATAACTTAGCAAGATACTCTGATGGTCATGCTTGGTGCTTTGGGTGTGATCACCGGGAGAGTGGGGGTGTAATAGATGTTACACGAAGGGTTGTTTCTGAGATACCTAAAGATTTTATAGACAGCGAAACAAGACCTATTAAGTCTAGGGGTTTATCCGATGAGAGCTGCCGGAAGTTTGGGTATGGCATTGGGGAGTACAAGGGAGATATATGTCATGTTGCTAACTACAGAGATTCAACGGGTAAGATAACCGCACAGAAGTTAAGGTTCAAAGATAAGTCTTTCAAGATGATTGGTAAGGCTACGACTCTCTATGGTGAACACCTTTGGAGAGATGGGGGTAAGTTCATTACAGTCACAGAAGGCGAGATAGATGCTATCAGTGTATCTCAAGCCTTTGGGAACAAGTGGCCTGTTGTGTCTGTACCTAACGGTGCTAAGGGAGCTGCGGTTGCTATCAAGCGTTCGATAGAGTTCCTTGAGCAATTCGATCATGTTCACTTCTGTTTTGATAATGACCCAGTTGGTATTGAAGCAGCGAACGAGTGCTGCTTGTTGTTATCTCCGGGTAAAGCAAAGAAGGTGACGGATCTCCCATTCAAGGATGCTAATGAGTGTCTTATGGAGGGCAAGGTCAAAGAACTTGTGAATGCTATTTATGGGGCTAAGACCTATAGACCCGATGGTGTTGTGTGTGGAGAGGACTTGTGGGATAGATTGCAAGAGGATGAACTCATAGAATCAACCCCGTATCCTTGGGCTGGACTTAACAGCTTGACTCATGGTGTTCGTCAAGGAGAACTTGTAACTCTATGTGCGGGTACAGGTGTTGGTAAATCTTCGGTATGCAGGGAACTAGCATATTGGTTAATGAAGCAGGGTCATGTGGTGGGTTATCTTGCTTTAGAGGAGTCTGTAGTAAAGACCGCAAGGGGTCTTATGGGTATTGAGTTAGATAAACCTCCCCACTACTGGGAGTATGACGATGATACTCTTAGAAAAACATTCAACAAAGTTATGGGTATTAACCGATTGGTTCTATATGACCATTTTGGTTCTATCGAATATGAACATCTACTATCTAAAATTAGATATATGGTTCTTCAGATGGGAGCTACTCACATCTTCTTGGATCACCTTAGTATTGTTATCAGTGGACTTTCAGAATCGGGAGTATCCAATGAGCGTAGGCTTATTGATAACGCCATGACAAAGATACGATCAATGGTAGAGGAACTTGGGGTGTGTGTATTCTTGGTGAGTCACCTTAGTAGACCAGAGGGTAGGGGACATGAGGAAGGTGCGAGTACCTCTTTATCCCAACTCAGGGGTTCTCATGCTATTGGGCAACTATCAGATATTGTTGTGGGTCTAGAGCGTAATCAACAAGAAGAAGGCAAGAGTGCTCATGTTACAACTATACGAATCTTAAAGAACAGGTTTAGTGGGGAGACTGGGGTAGGGTGTCGGCTTCAATATGAGCCAAACACGGGGAGACTACAAGAGTGGAACAGAGGAGAAGAAGATGATGACTTACCGATATAAGACATTAGGAGATTCTCATGGACAGAAAACGAGGTATAAAAACAAACCACACTTGGAAAGAAGTTGCAGAACGCCTTTCGGAGATAGAGGGTCACAAGGTATCCCACCAAGCCGCTTGTGATTCTGGACATAGGTTACTGAAAAGGTTGCGATATAAGTTTTTAGCTGATCCTGTTATTAGAGATTGGCTGCTAGACCAAGGAATAGAGACTGAGGATTTATGAAACACAAAGTATTAGATTTATTCGCAGGTATTGGAGGATTCTCTTTAGGTCTTGAATCAACTGGTGGTTTTGAAACTACAGCATTCTGTGAACTCGATAAGAAAGCACAGTTGGTACTGAAGAAGCACTGGCCAGATACACCGATATACGAAGACATTAAGGAATTAAATTATGAAAGACTCAAAGCAGACGGAACTGTTCCCACAGTCATCACAGGGGGATTCCCCTGCCAAGACATCTCATGTGCAGGAAAAGGTAAAGGCATCAAAGCAGAACGCTCAGGGCTGTGGTCAGAGATGTTTCGACTCATCCGAGATGTACGGCCGGCGTGGGCAATTATTGAAAATGTATCAACCCTCAGATCTAAAGGACTTACCTTGGTCTTACAAAATCTCAGCTCGATCGGGTATATGTGTGAATGGCATTGCATACCCGCTAGTGCCGTTGGTGCTCCTCACCAGAGGGACAGGATTTGGATTGTGGCACACCCCTCTAGCAAGTGCGACCAGCCCATCATACGAGAAACGTTATTCAGGTGGAAAGCCTCGAAAGCATCCAATACCGAACCTAGCTGCGGAAGTACAAGAGGGAATACCCTACTCAGTGAAGTCAGCAATGAGGAAAAACCCAACAATAATGTGGCCAACCCCGACAACGCAGGAGAACGAACATCCGAATGCGAAGATAGACCCAAAAACAGGCAGAAGGATATGCTCGGACGGGAAGACAACATACAGTCTGAACCTAGCGGATTCCGTGAAGATGTGGCCGACACCGTCAGCTCATCCGAGAGGCCCACACAAGGGAAACATTTCGGGGGAGGTTTCATCGGACGGCAAATCAAGAATCTCAGCGAACGGAACGAAGTGGGGAGCAACCCTACAAACAGCCGTCCATACACAGGAAGCGAAGTCTGGGAAGGGGGATATTGGGCAGTTGAACCCAACGTGGGTCGAGTGGCTCATGGGATTCCCAATCGGGTGGACAGACTTAAGCAACTCGGAAACTCAGTAGTCCCACAGATTCCATATCTTTTAGGTTGTGCGATACTATCTACAGAAACATTAGATGCAGCGGGGGACACCAATGGAAATTCATGATGTTGTCTTTTTTAGTGGTGGTGTAAGTTCTTGGGCTGTAGCGAAACGTGTTGCTGAAAAGTATGGCACGAAGAACTTACGGCTCTTATTTACAGATACTTTAATAGAAGATAAAGACCTCTATCGTTTTCTTACAGAAGCCGCAGAGAATGTGGGAGGTAAACTTGAATGGATATCAGAAGGTCGAGATATTTGGGAAGTATTCAAAGATGTTAGAATGCTTGGAAACTCTAGAGTAGATCCCTGCTCAAGAATACTTAAAAGAGAAATTGCCCAGAAGTGGATTAAAGAAAACTACCCAGACCCCACAAGTGTACGACTTTGGTTGGGGATGAACTGGGATGAAGACCACCGACTTGTGAGATCTAAGCGTTACTGGAAACCATACCCAGTGGGGTCACTTCTTATGGAGAAGCCCTATATGACTCAACCCCAACTTATAGAGTTATTAGAGGCTGAAGGTATAGAACCTCCTAGACTCTACAAATTAGGCTTCCCTCATAACAACTGTGGGGGTGGATGTATTAAAGCAGGTCAAGCTCACTTTCGTCATCTCTTAAAAACGCTGCCAGAAGTATACAAAGAGTGGGAAACTAAAGAAGAAGAGATGCGACAGTATCTAAACAAAGATGTTTCAATTCTTAAAGATCGTAGGGGTGGTACAACAAAACCTTTAACACTAAAACAACTTCGATTACGAGAACCCCAAGAATGTGATATGTTTGAGTGGGGCGGTTGTGGTTGTTTTTCGGTAGATGCAGAGGAGGATACTAATGACAACACTGATAATTGACATCGAAACAAACGCTATCACTGACTGGCGAGAACTCACCGACTTAAAAGAAATCCACTGTCTAGTTGTTAGAGAAGGTGACGAAGTCCGAAGGTACAACTCTCAGGAGAACAACATTGAAGAAGGCCTCAGAGAGATGGCTGAAGCAGATGTCATTGTGGGTCATAATGCCCAAGCCTTTGATATTCCAGCCATATTAAAACTATACCCTGACTTTAAGATGCGTGGAGTAATTAGAGACACCATGATCCTAGCGAGACTTGTTCACCCAGACATTCGTGATGAGGACTATAAACGTGGCGAGGATTTTCCCCGGAATCTTATAGGTGCTCATTCACTTAAATCTTGGGGTTATCGCTTAGGTGAATACAAGGGAGACTTTGGGGACACTACAGATTGGTCTTGCTGGACTCAAGAGATGGAAGATTATTGTGTTCAAGATACTAGAGTAACTTATAGGTTATACACAGATCTTATGCGAGAACAACCTTCCGAACAGTCTATAAAACTTGAGCATGACTTTGCGTATATCCTCAAACAACAAGAGAGACATGGTTTCAGATTTGATACAGATACGGCAAGGAATCTTCATGCTGAACTGCTCGATAGAAAAGCAGAACTTGAAAGAGAAATGCAAGAGATATTTCCTCCTACTGAAATACCTATGAAGACTCCTGCGTATTACATAGGACACGATGGCCCAGATGACAGCACAAAGTTTGCAACAAAGACGGCAGCAAAGAAAGCGGGGTATAAAGATTCTCAAATTACTAAAGGGCCACGAAGGGTAAAAGTAATTCCTTTCAATCCCGGAAGTCGAGATCAGATTGCAAAGTGTCTTCAAGATAAGTACCAGTGGAAGCCTAAAGAATACACCAGTAATGGCAAGCCGAAGATTGATGAGTCTATCCTTACTTCAATGTCTTATGATGAAGCGAAACCTCTTGTCGATTACTTAACAGTTTGTAAACGGTTAGGACAACTCGCTGAAGGTAAAGAGGCGTGGTTGAAATCCGTGGATAATGATAGGCTGTACGGTCGAGTAAACACAAACGGTACAGTTACGGGGAGGTGTACGCATTCTCGGCCTAACCTATCTCAAGTCCCTTCGATATCTTCACCTTATGGTTTAGAGTGTCGTAGTTTATTTCTTCCAGATGACGGTCATGTTCTTGTAGGAGCAGATGCTAGTGGTCTAGAACTCCGTATGCTTGCTCATTACTTGGCTTACTTTGATGGAGGTAAATATGCTAAAGAAGTTTGTGAGGGGGATATCCACACTACGAACCAGAAAGCTGCGGGGCTTCCGACAAGGAACGATGCGAAGACTTTTATCTACGCTTTCTTATATGGGGCGGGAGATCAGAAACTAGGATCTATTGTTACTGGTGGTGTTCCTGAAGGTCGTAAGTTACGAGAGCGATTCTTAAATAAGATTCCCGCTATAAAACAACTAAAGAATCTAATCAATAAACAAGTAGATTCTAGGGGATACTTAAAGGGTCTTGATGGTAGACACCTACCTATTCGTTCTAAACACTCTGCGTTGAACTTAGCGTTACAGAGTGCAGGGGCTGTGGTCATGAAGGAAGCTACAGTCATCCTTAATGATTACCTATTTAATAAGTTACCTGAAGGAGTTGTCTACCAGGTAGCTCACATTCACGATGAAATACAACTATCAGTCAAGGAAGACTATGCCGATGAAGTTGGAAGATTTGCCACACGATCTATTACAGAAGCTGGGGAAAACCTCAACCTACAATGTCCTCTTAGCGGAGAATATAAAGTTGGACGAAACTGGGCTGAAACTCACTGATGCTGTGTATGCTGCGGGGTATCTAGATGCAGAGGGTTGCTTTAGGTTCGGTAGCACTACAAGAGTATCCATATCAAATACATATCCAGTAACACTGTATTGGTTTCAGAAGTTGTTTGGAGGTTCTGTTACTGAGAGAAAAACAAAGAGTCCAAACCATAGGACACCGTATGAGTGGAGAGTTACTGGAGAGAAGGCGAGAAAATGTATTAAACAACTTCTCCCTTTTCTTAAGGAAAAACTCCCACAAGCGATTATATTGTTAGAGGTATTAAAGTATCCCCCTAATTCTGCTAAACGTCATACTCTTATAGATGAACTAACAAAACTGAAAAGGATAGATCACGCATGGACGATATAGAATACCTATCAACTGAATCATTAGTACGAGAGATACAAAGTCGTTTTGATGAAAGTGTTATCGTAGCAGCATCTCGAAGAAACAAAGATGAAGATGACATGGTTGTTTGTCTTGGGGGTGCTTATCATGGAATACTAGGTCTTATCGTAATAGCACGGATGGCTGCCGAACAAGGAGATCCCACGGATGGAACGAACACTACTGATTGATGGTGATATTTTATTGTATGCGGAATCAGCAGCGGTAGAGGAGGCGTTCCATTGGGGCGATGATATCTGGACATTACATGGTGATGCGAAGGTTGCCAAGGAACGTGTCGATGTTTGGATACAGGATATCAAAGAACACCTTGAAGCTGACCATGTAATTATTACGCTGACTGACCAAGATAACTGGCGTAAGGATGTGTTGCCTACCTATAAACACAATAGGAAATCGAAACGAAAACCTTTAGTATTTCCAGCTCTTAAAGAGTATGTGTTTGAGACATATAAGACTATTCTTTGGGAAACTTTAGAAGCCGATGATGTCATGGGGATTCTTGCTACCGATCCTAAAGATAAGACGGAGAAGATTATTGTTTCCGAAGATAAAGACTTAAAGACAATTCCCGGAAAACTTTATAATCCGGGACACCCCGAAGATGGTATTGTAGATATTTCGATAGATGAAGCCAATCATTACCACCTTACTCAAGCACTGACGGGGGATGTTACAGATGGTTACAGTGGGTGTCCCGGAGTTGGCCCGAAGACTGCTTTGAAAGTTCTTCAGGATTATGAGTGGTGTGAGATTGTAGGGGCTTATGAGAAGGCTGGGCTAGATGAGGAGTATGCTTTACAACAAGCAAGAGTCGCTCGTATATTACGACATGGTGAATACAACAAAAAAACCAAGGAGGTTAAATTATGGACACCAGAATGTCTAGAGATGAATACTTAAAGTTTCATGAAGAACTGTGCAAAGAAGCGTTGAACCTGTCTATTGCAAAGAATGCTGATTATGCGGGAGGTGATGGTAAGCACCCCTTTGCAAACTTTACAAGGTGTGAGTCTATGGGAATATGCACTACAGAAAGGGGCTTCCTTGTTAGACTTACAGATAAGTTTTCAAGACTGAGTACCTTCTGTGAATCAGGAGAGTTCAAAGTTAAAGATGAAAACTTCAGAGATACTTTAGTGGATGTAGTGAATTATGTGTGCCTATTAGGGGCGTATGTTCAAGCGAAAAAAGATTCACAAGATGGATAAGGGACAAGTATATGAGAAAACTCCTGTAGTTTTACCCGAATTAACTGAGTGGTTGAATAAACAATTTCCCATAACCACCCCGAAATTAGAGCAAACGGAGCGTGAGATTTTCTTTCAAGCAGGACAGCGATCCGTTGTGGAACATCTCATATCAATACTTAAAGAACAATCCGATACTATCATGGAGAAGTAATTATGTGCCTTAGCAGACCAAAACCTCCCCCGCCACCAGAACCTCCTCCCCCGCCACCCCCACCGCCAGCCGAAACAGCGGAAGCAATGGCTGAACCGGGACAAGCGACTAACAGAAGGATGGGAAGGGCACAGAGGGCTAGACGAAGAGGAACAAGTGCTCTTAAAATACGTTTAGCATCAAACCTCTCTGGTGGGTCTGGCACAAATGTTGGATATTAACACATGAAAAACGCTAAAGCCCTGTATACAGAATTGGAGACCACACGGTTTCCTTTTCTGGAACGAGCTAGGGACTGCTCTAGGGTAACTCTACCTACTGTAGTTCCTGATGAGGGAATAACATCTCACAAAAAATTTCCAACACCGTATCAAGGCGTGGGGGCAAGGGGAGTCAATAATCTCGCCAGCTCTTTGCTTTTAAGTCTCCTACCCCCCAACGCTCCATTCTTTCGTTTGGTTTTAGATGATCAGGCACTTAAACAACTTGAAGGTGCTCCAGATATAAAGACTGAGGTAGAACAAAGTCTAGCGTCTATCGAGAAGGCCGTGATGAAAGAGGTTGAGGTAAACAACATTCGTGTTGCACTATTTGAGTGTCTCAAGCAGCTTATTATAGCTGGGAACTGTCTACTCCATTTCCCCGATGAGGGTGGTGTACGGGTGTTCCCCATGTCTCGATATGTTATTAAGCGTGATCCTATGGGCAACCCCCTGCACATGGTTACTAAAGAGTCTGTAAGTCCTTTAGCGTTGCCGGAAGAAATCCGTAATGCTATCCCTACAGATTCTATTAGTAATGATAGTGTAGACTTATATACCTGTATCCACCGAGAACCAAACGGTAAGTGTACGGTTTACCAAGAAGTAGGGGATGCAGAAATACCCGGAACTAGAGGAACATATAATAAAGATGAAGTTCCCTTCTTACCTTTACGGATGTACCGTGTTGAGGGAGAGGATTGGGGTCGTAGTTATGTTGAACAATACCTTGGAGATTTAAGATCTCTTGAAGGATTAACGCAAGCAATCGTTGAAGGAGCTGCTGCTGCTAGTAAGATTCTGTTTATGGTCAGTCCTAATGGAACGACCAGAGCACGAACCCTAGCGAAAAGCCCTAATGGTGCTATTGTAGAAGGGAGTGCAGCGGATGTTACTGTATTGCAAAGTCAGAAGTCAGCGGATCTCAGTATTGCAGCTTCAACGGCTCAAACGATTACGGATAGGTTGGCTTATGCGTTTCTATTGACTGAGAGTACAGTCCGTAGAGCAGAGCGAGTAACTGCGGAAGAAATCCGATTAGTAACTCAATCTATTGAAAGACAACTTGGTGGGGCTTTCAGTCTTCTCAGTCAAGAACTACAGTTACCTCTAGTAAACCGGATGATGAAGCGGTTACAGAAGAAAAAGAAACTCCCAAAGCTACCGAAGAAATACATATCACCTGCTATCATTACAGGTATTGAAGCCCTCGGTAGGGGTAATGATTTGAACCGTCTGGACTTCTTCTTACAGGGAATGGCTCAGACTGTTGGAGCAGAAGCCATAGGACAGTTTGTAAATATGCGAGAGTATATTAAACGTAGAGCAACCGCACTTGGAATTGATACTTTAGGACTCATTAAGACTGAAGAACAACTCATGCAAGAAGCACAGCAAGCACAACAAGATGCTGTTGTTCAACAATATGGTGGTCAAGTAATGGATATAGCAGATAAACAGTTTCGGGAAGCACAACAATTAGAAGCAGCAAAGGAGGCTGAATAATGGCTGAACGAGTAGAAATTGTTACAGGAATTACTGGAGCTGATGAACCAGAAGCACAACCTACGGAAAATCCGATGGACATGGAACAAGAAGAAGTATCGGAACGACCCGAATGGTTGCCTGAGAAGTTCAAGACACCTGAAGATATGGCGAAAGCCTATGGAGAACTTGAGACCCAAATGGGTCAAGAATCCCAACAAGTTGAAGATACGGAGCAGGAAACACCTGAAGAAAGTATCTCCGAAGTTACGGGACTCACTCCAGAGTATCTTGAGCCATTCTCGCAAGAGTTTATGGAACATGGTGAGTTATCTGACGAATCTTTTACGAAACTAGAGCAAGAGACCGGAATACCTCAAGATATTGCTAGAGCGTATGTTGATGGTCAGAGAGCTATTGTAGAGCAGCAACAATCAAATGTATTTAATGAAGTAGGTGGCCAAGATACCTATAATGATATGGTTGAATGGGCAAGTGAAAACTTTACCGAAGAAGAGATCACATCCTTTGATAACGCTGTAGATTCTGGTGATATTAACACTACTATGATGGCAGTTCGTGGTTTACAAGCTCGGTATGCTCAAGCTAACGGTACTGCACCTAAGCAATCATTCCAAGGAAATACAACTAAAGACTCCACAACAGGTTTCCAATCGTGGCAGCAAGTATCTGCTGCAATGAGAGACCCCAAGTATGCGACAGATCCTGCATATAGGAAGCAAGTAGAGAACCGATTATCGGTATCACGTTTAACTCAATGAAACATTTAGCAATTCTTTCCGCATTACTTCTAACAGGATGCGGTGCGGGTCAAATGATGGGGGAACTTCTGTTTGGAACACCCCAAACCCCCACTGAAAAAGCTGTCGAAACAGTTATAGAGTCCAGCGAGACTTTGACAGTTCTATCGGCTATTGGTGGTTTATGTGTAATTGCAGGTATGGCGTTGCTTGTTATATCTAGAGGAACAATGGGGTGGAGACCGATTATTGGTGGAATACTCCTTGTGTTATTGAACTATGTTATAGCTCGCTATGCAGACTGGATATTCATTCCCGTGATTATTGCGACTGGTTGTATCAGTGCAGCATGGGGTTGGAACACAATTCTAGAAATCTTTAAGGAAAAGAAACATGAACATGAGTGAAATCCTTGGAACAACATTTTTCGTGGCTCTTGCGTTTATTGCAGGTGCATTCATAGGGAAGCCCCTATACACTTGGTTATCTGAAAAGATGCCTTGGAACAAATAAACTTTCGGATATAGATGCTCTATGAGTATTTATATCTTTTTGTCCTAACATCGAATCAAAATCGAATACTGGAAACGCAGCCCACCGAGGTGGACAACTGGTCAGGCAACGTGTTAGTGTTTAGATGAGATATTGGTCAATTCGTTGTAACTTTAACTTTTAAGAAGGGAGACTTGATATGTCTAATATGACTGCCTCAAGACTCGGTGAAGCTTATGGTGGATCGTCTGATGCCTTTGAACTATTCTTGAAAAAGTTTTCAGGAGAAGTTCTAGCTGCGTTTGAAGAACGAAACGTCATGATGCCTCTCCATACTGTTCGTACAATTACGAGTGGTAAAAGTGCTCAATTCCCAATGACAGGTACAGCAAGTGCGAGTTACCATGTTCCGGGTAATGAGATTACTGGTACATCCATGAATCATGCAGAGCGAGTTATTAGTATTGACAACCTATTGGTTGCTGATGCCTTTATCGCTAACATTGATGAAGCGATTAACCATTACGATGTTCGTAGCATTTATGCTAAAGAACTAGGATATGCGTTAGCTAACCATGCTGATAAAGCGTGTATTCGTTCGGTTATTGCGGGTTCACTAGATACTACTGATGCAATCAATGGTACTGGTGGTCACACAGTAACTACGGGTGGTGCAACTGGTGATAACATCATTGATGGTATTATCACAGCATCACAAGGTCTAGATGAGCGAAATGTTCCTATGACTGATCGCTTTGCTGTAATTACTCCTGCTGCGTTCTACGCAGTCCTCAAAGCTGCTGGTGGTACTGATACTGCTGCTGCATTGTTGAATAAAGATTACGGTCAAGGTGGTTCATTACTTCAAGGTGGTGGACAAGTGTTACAAGTTGCAGGTATTCCTTGCTTCATGAGTACACACATTCCTACTGGCGATGAAGATGGTACAGGTGGTGCAGTTGATACTGTACTTGGTGACACAACCAATGGTGTTCGTAACGACCCATTCGGTGCAGAAGGTGGTGCGTCTGGTACTGCTGCTGGTTACTCAGGTATCGACTTCTCCAATTACCAAGGCGTTGTATTCCATCGCTCAGGTGCTGGTACTGTGAAACTATTGGATCTTGCAGTTGAATCAGATTACTTGGTGCAAAACCAAGGTACTTTGATGGTTGCAAAATATGCAATGGGTCACAACTTCCTACGAGCTTCAGCTTGTGTAGGACTCAAATCCGCATAATTGTGGTTTTGAATAAACTTGGGGTTGGCCTCTCTCTGAGGGGTCAATCCTTTTTTAACTAAAGGAGTCTTTTATGGCACTTGCCTCAACGACTAAACTCAATGCGATTAACACAATCCTAAGTGCTGTCGGAGAAGCACCTGTAAACTCTTTAAGTGGTTCGCTAACAGCAGACGTAAGACTTGCTGAGTCAATCTTAGATGAAACTTCAAGAGAAGTTCAATCCGTAGGGTGGCACTTTAATACAGAAAAAGATGTTCCTCTAATACCCAACAGCGACAATGAGGTAATTATAGGTACAAACATTGTTAGAGCAGATTTAGAAGACTCTAATGTTGATCCTGATTATGATATTGTTATTAGAGGTACAAAACTGTATAACCGTAAGGGACTGACTTATACTATTTCATCCACCCTCAAATATACGGTTGTTTACCTTCTGGACTTTACAGATATACCTGAGAATGCTAGGCGGTATATCATGATTAGAGCTGCTCGTATCTATCAAGATAGACTTGTTGGTTCTGAAAAACACTCAATGTTTACTAGAGCAGATGAGCAACAAGCATTGTTTGCGTTACGAGATTATGAGATGGAATCAGCAGATTACAGCATCTTTGATAATTATGATGTTGCTCGAATTATAGATCGTGGAAATGTTATCAATAAGTTGGATAGAGCCTAATGCTGACCACCAAGTCAATCCCTAACCTTATCAATGGGGTTTCGCAGCAACCTGACTCTCTGAGATATGCTACTCAATGTGAAGCTCAGGAGAACGCATACCCCAGTATTGTTGAGGGATTAACGAAAAGATTACCTACAGAGCATCACCTCAATACGGGTATTACAACTACCGGTAAGACCTTTGTTCATACTATTAACAGGGATACTACGGAAAGGTATTCTGTTGTAATACGGGATGAGTCCATAAAAGTCTTTGACTTGGTAAATAAAAATGAAGAAACTGTAGACACCCCAAATGGTGTTACATACCTTGCCACAGACAATGCGGATACCGCTTTTAGAGCTGTTACGATTGCGGATATTACCTATATTGTAAATACAGAGACAACTGTGGCTATGGCAAGTGATTCGACTCCTTCGTCTGTAAACACCTATGAAGCCCTTATCTTTATTAAACAAGGTAGATCATCCGGTACATACACGGTAACTGTAGATGGTACGGATTACACTGAAACAGCTACTAATGACATAGAATCAAACGCTTCAGATCTCGCATCTACACTGAATGCCGTATCAGGTCTTACAGCAACTTCTGGTGGTTCTGTAATATATCTTACAAAAGCCACTGATTTTACAATCAGTTCTTCCTTTGACGAAGGATTAAACTATATTGAAACTTTTAAGGGTGAAGCTCAACGTTTCACCGATCTCCCCACGTTTGCAAGGGACGGTTTAATCCTTAAAATTGTAGGCGATCCCACAGATGGGATTGATGATTACTATGTAAAGTTTGTAACTACAGGTGCTTCTTCAAGTATTGGTGAGGGTACATGGGAAGAATGTCCTGTTCCAAATACAGCAAGTGCGTTAAAGTTTGATGTAGCAACAATGCCCCACATCTTAATCCGTCAAGCCGATAGTACGTTTGTTTTCAAGAAAGCAGACGGAGCAACCCACGATGGGTATGATTATAGTGCCTTTAAGTGGGGAGAGAGGCAGGTAGGAGATTTACTTACTGAACCTAACCCATCTTTCGTAGGCGAAACAATTAACGATGTTGTTCTCTTTAAGAATCGTTTAGGATTCCTTGCAAGCGAAAGTGTTATATTTACGGAAGCTAGTGAGTTCTTTAACTTCTGGAGAACGACTATTGTAGATCTTCTAGATACTGCACCTATAGATGTAGCTGTTGCCAATAGCAGGGTATCTATTCTACGACACGCACTTCCTCTTGTAGAAAAGTTAATACTGTTCTCAGAGGACTCCCAATTTATTCTACAAGGGACAACAACACTAACCCCAAAGACCGTTTCGATTGCTCAGGCTACAAGTTATGATACACTCAGAAGCTGCCAGCCTGTTATATCAGAATCCTCTATATTCTTTGCATTTAACCGTGGTTCATATAGTGGTGTTCGTGAGTATTATCCCTCGAATACCGTAGAGGATACATTTGAGGGTATGGATATTTCTTCTCATGTTCCTAAGTATCTTTCCGGAAATATCAAAAAGATGTCGGCAGCAAGCCATGAAAATGTTATTGCTTGTATGGTCGATGGCGATAAAGATTCTATTTATATCTATAACTACTATGATCAAGGAACTGAGAGACTCCAGAGTGCGTGGCACAGATTCTCGTTTGGTACTGATGTAGAAGTTTTAGGTCTTGATTTTATAGATACTGATTTATTTCTCGTAGTACAACGAACTCAAGGTGTATTCATAGATAAACTACCATTTGAGGTGGGAAAGGCCGACACGGGATCAACTTATGTGACTCGGTTAGATAGACGGATAGATTCCGCAACGGTAGATGCAGTAGGTACAACAATTACTCTTCCCTATAACAAATCTCCGGATAGAACTATAGAAGTTATTACCAAAGCAGGAGTCCGTATTCCTGTTAAAACCCAAACAGATAATTCACCTACTATCGTTATAGAAAGTTCTTTGATAGATAGACCTGATTGGGCTGGTGTATCAGAAAGTGTGTCTACCATTGATGACTATGGAGATTTCACCGCCACAACCGATTCAGAAGATTATGGTCTTATCACAGATGCATTAGCTATGGGCGAGTATTGGATAGGAGAAAGCTATGAAATGTCATATACTTTTTCCAATGTAACCCTTAAACAGCCAACACAGACTGGTGGACACGCAGTTATTGCAGATGGTCGTGTTCAACTTAGGTATGGTAATATCATATATGGTGATTCAGGATACTTTCAAATAGAAGTCACACCTATTCATCGGGATACAAGCACTCATTACTTTACTGGTAGAATACTTGGATCTGGTGAATTAAAGATTGGAGATATTCCTATCGAGTCTGGTGAATATAGATTCCCTGTGTTCTCAAAAGCAGACCAAGCGACAATTATAATAAAGAATGATTCTCCACTACCGAGTGCTTTAATGTCTGCGGAGTTTGAGTTAGACTGGTCTCCGAGGTCAAAAAGAATTGGTTTATGATTGGTAGTGTTCGATTTAGCATTCTTGAAGATTGTTATACAATCGCAAAAAATATCCGTGAGGATGACCGTAGAGAGATACTCGCTGTCTCTGGTGGTGATCCGCTAGATGCTTTAGTGCAAGGATTCATGTTCTCTGATAAACCACGAACAGTTCTAGCGGGAAACACCGCCTGTGCTATGTTTGGTTCTGGACAAGTCGAGCCAAATGTTGGTGCGGTATGGCTTCTAGGAACGGACGGTATCAATGATGTATCTCGTCAGTTCCTTAGAGAAAGTAAAAAGTGGCTGGATGAAATGTATGAAAATTATGACTTGTTGTTCAATTATGTCGATGAAAGAAATACAGTCCATATTAAATGGCTACAGTGGTTAGGTTTTGATTTTATTAAGAGACATGAACAGTTTGGCGTTGGAAAACTTCCGTTCTTTGAATTTGTAAGGATTAAGTAATATGTGTTTATTTGCAGCAGCAGCTGGAGCTGGAATGTCAACAGTGCTTAGTGTTGCAGGAACTGCTATAAATTTCATAGGGCAACAACAAGAAGCCCGTGCTCAGGATAGAATGAACCGACAGCGACAACAGTTGGGAACTCAAAGAGCTTTAGAGAATTACAAGCTACAAACATCTCAAGCATATCGAAGGTTATCTCAAGAACGGGAAGCAGCTGCTAATGAAATTGGTGAAGTTGCTAGGCAGTCTCGAAGGGCACAAGCGGTTGGTGTAGTTTCTGCGGGTGAAGCGGGAGTTACAGGTAAGTCTGTCAACGCTATGCTAGATGACTTTGAGAGACAGGAACTATTCTACCAAACCAAAGTCCGTAGAGAACTAGAGTTCAAAGAAGGTAACATTACAGATCAACTTGAAGCCATCCGAATAGGTACGCAAGGTCGTATTGAAAACTTACAGTTCATGCCAGCACAACGCCCAAGTTTCTTGGGTGCTGCTCTTAGAATTGGTGGAACTATTGCAGATTACTATGCGGATATTCCAAACCCAGATGAACAATAAACCCCTAGTAGGATAAATAATGGCTAAAAGACAAGCACAACCAGACTTTCTACCGACCCGTAGAGTAACGCCCCAGCAGCAGATCTTTGATCAGTACAATGCTCCGAAACAATTTCAAGCCCCCCGTAGTGAACTTATAGAAATTGGACAGGCTCTTGCGGGTTTAAGTCCCACCTTAAAGAAGTTTGAAGAAAAAGAGAAGGCTGAAGATGCAGCAGCAATGGAACTTGCGGTCAGTAAAATGTCTGTTGAAGAACTTAGAGCTGCCTCTAAGAGAGACTTTATAGGTCTCCAAAAGAAGGGTGTCATTCCGGAGGGTGCATCACCGTGGGCTAAGGTTGCTTTGTTAGAATCTGCTGGTAGGCGATTGGCTACTCAAACGGTACTCCCAGAACTCTACAAGAATCTTGATAGATTATCTGATCCTAATAGTACAGAGACTCCTGAAGAATTTGCAAGAGCTATTGCTAATGAGCAGGGTATTGATAGTTTGTACGCTTCGGCTGCTTTTGAAGACGCTTTACAACCTATTGTTAATCAATTTACAAACAGGGTTGGAGAAGCAAAGGCCAAAAGGATTGCTGTACAGAATCGAGAGAATTTACAAGATGACCTCTACGAAATCTCTAAGACTTTTAAGATCGGTTCTCCCGATGATGAAGCAGCGATCATTGCTAAACTTCAGGAGAGACTGGATACAACTTACAAAGACTTAGGGATATCTGGACGAGCCGAGGCATGGGAAGCAATCTCAAGTGCTGCTAAAGATAAAGCAAGAAACGGTAATCTTGAAGGTGCTTTAGAATTATTAGATTCTGCTGGTTCTCTTAAGATAGGAAGCCAAACCTTTGGTGAGGACTATGGGGCTGAGATAGACGAACTTCAGGAGAACCTAGAGAGACTCGCAGATGCTGAGGAAGACATTGAGTGGAAAAGAGAACAACGAAGAAAAACAACAAATGCAGACGCTGCTAAGAAAGTGGCGGGTGAGTTGTTTGTCGCTCATATTGAAGATGGTTCACAGTTTAATGATCCTAACTCTAGAGTATCTGAAATACAAGAAGCCCTACGAGAAGCTAATGTAGCAGAAGAAGATGTTAATTCTATTACGGCTAGTGTTCTTAAAGAATATAAAACACTTCAAGGTACTGGTGAAGAAGACGATCAAGCAACTGTTGCACAGATACGAGCTATGGTTTCTGGAACAGCAAGCCTATCAGAGATAGAAACAGAAATTGATAGTGCCCTCCAGATGGGATTACTTAGTGGAGAGATGTCCGTTAATTTAAGAACATATGCAAGAGAGCGTAAAGATATCGTTAAGAAAACTAAGACTGTAGAGTCTCTTGATGATGGTGTAAACACTGCTCGTAGTCTTCTGATTGCGACAATGAAAGATGAGGATTTAGAGGGTGGGTCTTATGAGAGCGATGAGATTACATCCATTATGGATGATTACAACACTCAATATAATTCCCTTGTTAGAGAGATTGTTGAAAATCCCGCAAACAAAGAACTGGATGATTCTGAGTTATCTGCTCTTGTTGTTAAGGAACGAAGGAAGTTAGATAAGCAGTTCTTTGATATTATTGAGGGTCGGAGCACAGAGGAAGTTCCAGAAGAAGCCTCAGATATATTAAAAGAGGCTGAAGAAGCCCGTAGAGCCCGTCAGGTTGGGCTATCTACAATGAGTCCTGAACTTATTGCACAAAATACATGGTGGGACTCCGATTTTACTAACGCTAATTTAAGATACCAAGAAATTGCACTAGATACTACTAAATCGAAAGAAGAAAAACTGAAAGCACAGCAGCGACTAGCAAAAGAACTCTATGAACTGGCTCAGTTACGGGTAGAAGAAAAACCTGAATATAAGAAAGAGGGAATTATAAAGCGAGTTCTATTAGGTGATCCCGTAGCGTCAATGGCACGTAGCCTTAACGCTTATGGGGAAGATGTTGCAATTTATATTCGAGCAAAGTCAATTACAGGACTTTCGTTAGAAGAAATTAACGATAGAGAGATACATGGTAGGGAAATAGAAGACGAACTCTTAAACCCAAAATATGTTGTCCTTGTTGATGGTATAGAAAGTGCGAAAGACTTTGAAGATTATATCAAAACAGATGCTGGAAAGACACACCTCAATACTGTTTATGATTCCCTCCCTGAACAATATAAAGTGGGTGGTGCTGAGTTTATACGATTACAACGATTACTATTTGAGAGATATAGATAATGCCAATTAACTTTGATGAAGTTCAAGATTATGACAGTTTCCTTGCAGACCGTCCAGAACAAACCCCCGAAGTATTCCAACAAGAACAAGAAGAAGAAATGGGATTCTGGGGAACAGTTGGGGACATCGCTGCTGCTCCTGTTCGGGGTGTCGCTGGTGCAGCCGAAGGTCTCCTAGAGATAGGAAACATCTTTGGGCTCGACTATGATGTTCCCGAAAACTTAGGTCTTGGAGAATCTGAAACATTCGCAGGATCAGCTGTCGAGGGAATAACTCAGTTTGTTTCCGGTTTCCTTCCGGGAATAGGAATAGCAGGTCGTATAGGTGCTGCTGCGGGTTGGGCAGGAAAGACTGGTAAGGTTGCTCAAACTGTTGCAAGACTGCATGACTCTAAAAGAAAACTTAGTGCTCTTGCGGTTCTTCGGGGTTCTGAAGCAATCAAGTATACGGCTGCTGGTGCTATTGCTGACTTCACAGTCTTTGATGGGCACGAAGAAAGGCTGTCTAATCTTATTGAAAGTTTCCCTGAACTAGCGAATCCTGTTACAGAGTTTCTAGCTGCTGATGAAGATGATTCTGAAATTGAAGGTAGGTTAAAGGCTGCTGTTGAAGGTGCTGGACTTGGATTTGCTATTGATGGTCTATTGATTGGCTTTAAGGCGATGAGAGCAGGTATCTCTAAACTCCCCGATAAACAGGTAGCATCTGTAGCTGCTGAAAAGAAAGCTGCGGAGTTAGCAGAAGAAGCTGCAAGCAAAGGAGTGGAAGGAAGTCACACAAGCATAGGAGTCCGACAGCTACAATCTGCGGATGGTTCTCGGTTCTGGCTGACGGAAGACGGGAAGGTTGTGGATAATATCGCAGACCCCGAAGGAGTTGATTTATCTTGGGAGTCTTTTGATGACTTTATGATGGATACAGGAGGTACGTTTGTAGATGTTAAACCTCAAGATCTCACAAAACATGAGTATGTTCTACACCGTCTTAATGAATTAGAGGGTGAGAATACCGCTAATGCTATTCGTGCCTTCCTGACTGATAGTCCTCTACCCGGAGAGGCGGGCGAAACTATTGAAGCCATATTAAAGGATCACCAGTCTGCCGTAAAGGTTGCCCAAGAATCTGGGGAGAATGTACATCCTAGAGTCCTAGCAGATTATGAAGAGTTAGCAAAAGAAGCTGCAAGCAAGGGTGCTGATGATGTAGTAGAAGAAACAACAAAGAAGGGTGTTGATGATGCTCTGGAAGAAAGCACCGAGTCTACCGTAAAAGAAGTCGATGAGTTCAGTGAAGAAGCAACTGAAAGAGCCCTTGCAGAAGAAGAAGCTGCTCTTGATAAACTTACTATAGAAGAAATTGAAGCGAGCCTTGAAAAGAAACTATTTAACTTAGAGAAAGCCAGCGACACCGCTTCAGTTCGACAAGCACTCATTCCTATTGTTGCTCATAACAGAGCCCTTAGAAAGATTGCTGAAACAACTATAGATACCAAAGATATGGCAGCATCGGCTAGAGAAGTTCGAGATGATATACAAAACGGTGCTGGAGTTAAGCTGGGTTCTGATGAAGAACTAGAAGCCATCCTTAAAGAAGGTGGAGACGCATTAGAGAACCTACAACACAGTATGGATGTAACCTTGGTTGTTCGTGATGAACTACACAATAGGACTAAAATTCTTATTACACATACTAAAAAAGCCGTAGACCCCGCCCAAGGCACAAAGATGGATATGGTGAACTTCCTGAAGCAGCGTATGCAACTGGAAGATCTCACCACAATGGTTAGAGGTCTTGGTGGGGCTTGGGGTCGTGGTCTGCGTTCAATGGGGCTAACTGCACCTGTCCTACGTAGAGACTTAGACAAATTGTCTAAAGAATCTTTAGAAACGAACCCAAGTCTTGCAGATGATATTATTGATGCTGCTGGTGGGGAAGCTGTTGTAAAAGCGGAAATGGAGAAGTTCCTTGCTGCTGCTGAAACTGGTGGAAACATGGCAGCACTCTCAGCTGCTAGAGGTAAAGTTACAAAGACGGGTGCGGTCATTGAGTATTGGATGAATGCTGTCCTGAGTGGCCCTGTTACATCTGCTGTTAATATGACTTCTGCAATCTTAACGACAATGCTTGCTCCTGCGGAAAAAGCCATCGGACACGCTTTGACTGGGCAAATGCACAAAGTTGGAGATGACTTAGCAAGATATGCTTATTTAGCTTCCAGTATTGGAGATGCCCTAAATGTCGCTAAGTTAGCGTTTAGAGAAGGTGAAGCAATACTCGATCCTACAATGACTACAGTAGAGACCGCAGGTCGTAAGTATAAAGTCACAGAAGCACTATTAGAAACTAGACTAAACAACAGTACAATGGGACAAGAAGCAAGCCGTTGGTTAGGATCAACTGTAAATTTACCTTCAAGATTCCTTTCAGCGACTGATGAGTTCTTCAAACAAATTAACTATAGAAGTGTTATGAAATCGGAATTGGCTGCGGAAGCTGCGGGTAAAGGAATTACAAACCCAAAACTTATCGCAGAGTATGTTGAAGAAAACTTTAACCGTTTAGTAACAGATGGTCAATTTCTAAGTCAAAAGGGTTTCCGAAAAGAAGTCAAAAACCTCAGTGATGATGACCTATTAGCAGCACTACAAAAAACAGATAACCATGTTCTTAAACTTATGAAAGATGGTAAGTTTAATAGAGCACTTGCTGAAACTGGGTGGGTTCGTGACAGGATGAGTGACTACAGTCCGATGGCTGAGAAAGCTCGGTCAGTTGCTAGAGATGTGACATTTACAACTCCACTCAGTCACGATAGAGGTTTGTTTATTGGTGTAAGTAAAAGTGCCTCCGACTTTGTGAACAAGCACCCTATCGCTAGGTTTGTTATGCCATTTGTAAGGACTCCTGCAAACATTATACAACACTTCTTTGATAGAGTACCCCTGCTTGGGACGAGCCAGCGTAAAGCTGTAATGGATTGGAATAAACAACTCCACCACTCTAAAGCGGAAGTTAGAGCAGATGCTATAGGTCGCTTAATGACTGGTAGTATGTTTGTTACTACAGGTATCCTTGCAGCAGCTAATGGCGGTATCACAGGTGGTGGCCCAACAGATAGAAACCGTAGAAGGATGATGGAAGATGCTGGTTGGCAACCCTACTCGGTAAAGATTGGTGATTCCTATATCTCATATAGAAGGCTTGATCCCTTTGCGATGACCTTTGGTATGATTGCAGATCTCACAGAAATCTTCATGGAAGGCGATGAAACAGTCCGTGAAACAGCGGGTGATTACATTTCAGCCCTTACAATGAGTGTTGCAAGAAACTTAACCAGTAAAACATACCTTACAGGTGTCACACGGTTATCAGATGCTTTAACGAAACCAGAAACTGCTGGTAGTTCATACCTACGGAGTACCGCTGGTTCATTCGTACCAAACTTCTTAACACAGATGAATCGTTCATTTGAAGATGAGAATAAAGATGTTAAGAACTGGATTGATACCTTTAGAGCTAGGATTCCCGGATTCTCACAAGATGTAGCACCCCAAAGGAATATGTTTGGAGAACCTATAGTAAAACACGGGGCAGTCGGCCCAGACTTTGTGTCACCGTTTGACTACTCAGAGACCACCAGCGATGTCTTAAAGAAAGAACTTGCCGAGATTGGACACCCATTCACTCCACCGAGATCATTAAAGAATGGTGTAGAACTTCGAGAAGCTGTAAATCAATCAGGACAATCAGCGTATGATCGTTGGTTAGAACTTCATGGTGAAGTTAAGATTGGCGGTCGCTCAATGAGGCAAGCCATTACTCGTCTAATTAAATCTAGAAAATACAAACAATTACCGTATGAAGCCATCGAAGGACTCGAAAACAGTCCCCGTGTCCGTGAAATTAACAAGATTCTGTCCAAGTATAGAGCAAAAGCGTTTTCGCAGATGCTTAGAGAGTTTCCTGATGTTCGTCAAAGAGATGAAATAAATCTTTTGATTAAACAAGCAAGGAGAACTGGACAATCCTACGAAGAACTCTTAGCCCTTGCGAATCAATAAGGAATAACTTATGCCCATTTATAGCTATGACAGATATGAAGCTGATGGTTCAACAACTATCTTCTCTATTACTATCAACTATCTATCCGAAACCCACTTAAAGATTTATATTGATGGTGTCTTACAGACTACCGGATACACTTTAGATCCTAGTACAAACCGAGTAACGTTTACGTCTGCCCCCACTGCTGGTTCGATTGTCGTTATTCAACGAAACACGCCTAAAACCAAAGCATTGTATCAGGAGGAGATTGTAGATTTTCAGGATGGCTCAGTATTATCTGAAGAAGATTTAGATAATGCGGTACTAGGTCTTCTTTACATTACCCAAGAAGCAGAAGATGCGGGTAACACAAATGCTCTAAGTTATGATCTTGTTAAAAATGCTTATAATGCTGCACGGGGGGATGTAAGCCAACGCATAAGTAACGTAGCAACACCTACAGATACATTGGATGCTGTTACAAAACAATATGTTGATTCAAAGGTTTTATACAACGCCCCTAGTGCTCCGCAAACATGGACACTCAATGGGGATGGTGCAACATCTGCATTTACTTTAGACCCATCGCCAGTATCTACGGATGTTACTATGTTTATTGTAGATGTTGATGGCGTAATACAGAAACCTACAACTGACTTTACAATATCTGGATCTACAATAACATTTGAATCCTCTCCCGCACCCCCTAGTGGTACTGGTAATATCACTGTAAGAAACTTTGGGGTTGCTAGAGATATCATAGCTTCACCAATACAGCCCGGATCTTTAGAAGAGGTAGCTCTTACTGTTAAAGGTGTTTCTGGGCAAACCGGAGACTTACAACAATGGCAAGATAGTTCCGGAGCAGCGTTAGCAAAAATCAAATCAGATGGTGATGCCGAGGTGGCTGATCTTCAGGTAACTGGCAACGCTGATGTCGATGGCACATTGACAGTAGATGGAAGTACAACACTTACTGGCGGTATTTCAGGGGACTTAACGATTACAGGGGGCACAACTACTGGTGCTCTTGCAGCATCTGGTGATGTCTCTATCAACACGAATAAACTAACTATTCAAGCCTCTTCAGGAAATCTACAAGGTGCGGGTACAATACTGACTACTGGAAACATAACGAGTTCAGGTGGAGACATTATAGCTACAGGCGGTAATCTGTCTGGTAATCTTGTAATGAACTCAAATAAGATTACAGGACTCCAAACCCCAACCGCAGGATCAACCGATGCAGCTACAGCTGCTTATGTAGATAGTGTGGTTGCTCCAGACGATTTATTAAAGATATATGCTGCTTGTTCTTTTGAGGTTCAAACGTATGGCAATACGATAACAGTCCAAAACTTTACTAATTTCGGGAACGTTTCGAGTGTAGTTGGAACATACTATACTAATGGGGACAGATATCGTATGGTAGTTACCTTTACAAATTCTATACCCCACGGAACTAACATTAGAATCTGTGGTGTAAACGATGCATATCCTTTAAGGAACTTTGGAGAAACTTTTACGGGTTCTAATAGTGACACATATCGTTGTGATAAAGTTGATACAAATAAAATAAAAATTGTGAGCACAACCTATAACAATGATGGTGGTTATGACCGCTTTGACTTGATGGTTATAGGTACGACTTTAGGTGTTTAATAATTAAGGAAAACTCATGGCTAAACAAGTACAACTCAGGCGTGGAACGAATAGTGAACACGCTACATTTACAGGGGCAGCAGGTGAACTTACCTATGTCACTGATGATAAGACTTTAAGAATACACGATGGAACTACTGCTGGTGGTATTAAAGCTATTACCGAAGGCACTGGTACAACAAACATTTCCAATAATGTTGATATTACAGCAGGTAATCTTAACATTACCGCAGGTGCGTTGCAGTTTGCAGGTAATACTGGAATGACTATTAGGCAAGTTGTCACCTCAAGCACTACGGGAACTGAGCCTACAATTACCTCACCAAGTAATGATACAACAACAGGTCACTTTATATCAATCACGCCACAAACAAGCGGGTCTAAAATACTGGTTCTTGGGTCTATGCAGTGTTCTATGGATCCAGACTCTACTCCCGCCTACGCAGGTGTTAGAGTCAATTTGTATACCCACACTTCGCAACAAACAGTAAACACTACAGCAGCAGGAACTCCTCTTTTGGCAGGAGCTGATGCAGGGCCTCTATTTAGAATAAGAGAACATGATAACAGTGCCGCTCATCACGTAGTCTATCCTCTTTTATATGTGTATGAACCTGGAGATACCACAACTAGGTATTTAGATTTTACAATTAACTGCGACAACGAAGAGACAGACGAGGTTCAGCACGACCGTAGTGCAAGCCCTTTCTACGCTATCGAACTCGCTTAAAATAAAAATTTTGGATAACTTATGACTACAAAAATTATTGCGGATATGTTGGATTCCACCGAGAAAACCATATCTATTTCAAGCTCTGCTAATTCGGGAAAAGTTCCTCAACTTAATACGAGTGGTCTTGTTCCCACGTCTTTAATAAGCACCTCATTATCGTTTACCGATTTAGGACTACTAGAAAAATCAGCTGATCCTAGTAACCCCGCAGAAGGGGAAGCAACAATATGGATGAGTGATGGTACGGGTGCGGGGGATGATGGTGATATTATGATTAAAATTACAGCCGGAGGTTCTACAAAGACCGCCACTTTAATAGATTTTAGTGCGGTGTAATTATGAACGAAGAACTACTGTTAGCTCTGGGTCGCTTAGAGGGTAAGATGGATGCTCTTATAACAAGACAAGCAGTCCATGATGAAGAACTAGAGAGAATGGACGTAAGACTTAGAAACTTAGAACAATCCCGTAGTTGGCTTATGGGAGCATCCGCAGCCATTGGTGCTTCTTTTGCTTTAATAGTACAATGGCTAAAAGGATAATCAAATGTTAGTACAAACACTTGTAGATGCACAATCAGTTAGTGCAGATACTCAGAGTTCAGCTGTGACATTGCATATGCCTAAGACAATACGAGGTATCGTGCAGTATCGAACATCATCATACTCTGGACTTACAAACATCATCTTCAAATTACAAGGCAGACTCAGTGAGGATATGGAATGGATTGATGTGGCTAATACTTCTAAAACTCACACCAGTGATACTACAACTGGTGTTGAAGATATCACGTTATATCCTCTGATGCGTTGTCACATGAATATAACGGGAACAGGCTCAGTCACTGTAGATGTTCAAATTGGTGCATAAAATTATTATTGAGGAGATTTATCATGCCTAAAGGTGGAGATAACACAACAACAACAACCCAAGCAACTCGAAAAGCAACCTCAAGATCTTCGTCATTCAGTAGGTTCACTTCTTTAACAGGGCGTGGCTCACGTTATGGAAGCCGAACGGCAATGCGTGGTTTAACTATTAAAGGGCGAAAGAAAAAGAAGAAAAAAGACAAGGCTATCTAATGGATAAGAAAGAACTAGGAGCACTCCACGAAGCTATTGCGAAAGAACTATTAAGTCGCATTAACTCAGGAGAGGCTTCTTCAGGAGAACTTAATGTCGCTAGGCAGTTCCTTCGAGATAACGGTATTGATGCCAATACCACCCAATCGAAGCCACTCCTAAATCTCACTAAGGTCTTACCATTTGACCCTGAACAGGACATCGAAGAATCCGCATGATGGAAATAGACCCACGAATTAAAGACTTCAGGAACTTCCTGTATATGGCGTGGGAACATCTTGGATTACCCGATCCTACACCTGTTCAGTATGACATAGCGGATTACATTCAGAACGGCCCGAAGAGGCGTTGTGTGATGGCGTTCCGTGGCGTAGGAAAATCTTGGATTACCTCTGCCTATGTCTGTCACCAGTTACTGCTAGACCCCACTAAGAATATCTTGGTGGTATCTGCCAGTAAGCAACGAGCTGATGACTTCAGTACCTTCACTCTAAGACTTATTGCTGAGATGGAGATATTGCAGCACCTCAAACCCGGAGACAACCAGCGTAACTCAAAGATATCCTTTGATGTTGCACCAGCTCCGGCTTCCCATGCACCCTCTGTTACGTCCAAAGGAATTACCTCTCAGATTACTGGGAGTCGTGCTGATCTCATTATTGCAGACGATGTGGAGTCTTTGAATAACTCTGCGACACAGATGATGCGTGATAAGCTGGCTATGCAAGTCCAAGAGTTTGATGCTGTATTGAAACCCGAAGGACACATCATATATCTAGGGACTCCTCAAACTGAGCAATCGCTCTACAATGAGTTACCTGAACGTGGCTATGAGGTCAGGATATGGCCAGCCCGTATGCCGTCTGAAAAACAGATTGCTAGTTATGGTTCACGGCTTGCTCCTAGAATCCTTGAGATGGACTTAGAGCCATCCAAGGCTATCGACCCCAAACGGTTCAATGAGTTTGACTTAATGGAACGTGAGGCATCCTATGGACGCTCAGGGTTCGCCTTGCAGTTTATGCTTGATACATCTCTCAGTGATGCTGAACGATACCCATTGAAACTGTCAGATCTTGTCATTATGCGACTCGATAAAGAACACGCACCTGAGAAGATTGTCTGGGCAGGAAGTCCTGAGTATGCCTATAAAGATTTACCGTGTGTAGGTTTTGGTGGCGATAGATTCTATATGCCAATGGGTACTTCAGGAGAGTTTAGAGAGTACCAAGGGTCTGTCATGGCGATTGACCCTTCAGGTCGTGGTGCAGATGAAACTGCCTATGCGGTTGTGAAGATGCTGAACAGTCAGCTTTTCGTTACAGCTGCGGGTGGACTACCGGGAGGATACTCTGATGAAACTTTGAAGAGTCTTTCAGTTATTGCGAAAGAACACTCAGTCAATGAGATTATCGTTGAGAGTAACTTCGGTGATGGAATGTTTACTGCTCTCCTCCAACCAATCCTCTCTAAGATACATAAGGTCACTATCTCCGAGGTACGCCATAATATCCAGAAAGAAAAGAGGATCTTGGATGTTCTCGAACCTGTCATGAACAGGCACAAACTGATTGTAGAGGAAAAACTCATCCATGATGACTATAACTCTACCAAACATCTACCCCCAGAGAAAGCCCTGAAGTATCAATTATTCTACCAAATGACAAGGCTCACAAGGGACAAAGGTTCTCTAGCACATGATGACCGTTTAGATGTCCTTGCAATGGCTGTCCAGTATTGGGTAGACCAAATGTCTAGAGATGTCGATGAGGCAGTTCAAAGCCACCACAGAGATAAACTCCAGAAAGACTTAGATACTTTCATGGATCACGCACTAGGAAGACAGGGAAGGGAGCAAACCACATGGCTCTCCCAGAATCACTAGAGAAAGCCGTAGATGAGTTCATAGAAGCATGGGAGAAGTTCCTACTCGATGAACTTGATACGCAAGAAGTAACTGACTACATTATACGGATGTTAAAGGTACGAGAACAGTCTGAGAGCGATTCTACGGACATCTTTGAGTAAATATGACTCAGGAGTCCCCTAAACCAAAGAACCCCGTACAGAGCATCCTAGCCCCCTTAGAATTAAAGACAAGTATATGAGAGACTGAAAGTCTCTTGGGCTGAAGGACTCAAAGAACTCAGATTGAGCACTGGGCAGTGATGGTGTAAAAGCCTCCCCCCACAATCGCTTCTAGATATGTTATCATTGTGAATCTAGATACATAGAACTTTGAATGTTCCCCAGACCCCATATCCATAGATATCTGGTTGCATCCTCCTAATCGAATATCTGTGGGGGGTTTGGGGGGCTTCAGGATCTAAAGAATCTAGATTGAACACCTAATCTTTAATTGTCTATAGATACTTGAAGTAATCTTAGAGTGTCTATAATGAATATACATAATAAATAATTATTAAGTAATATATCTATAGACTCTTTAAGTCATCTTATAGACCCCTTAGAATTATCTTTAAGAGGTCTATAAGTTCTCTTAAAGTCCCATTAAAAGATAACCTTTAGGAGACCTATATGTACAATTACTTATACTGGTCTAGAGTCATTATTATTTTAGATATCTGTAGAGTTGCGGTGGCTTAATGAAACTTAAGGTGGGAGCTTTGGATGTCGTGGTGTCATTCAAAGATATGGGTGATGAAGTCTTTGGACACTATGATCCTGCCCCTGAACCACACATAGATATCCACAAGGATCTCACCACATACCTACAAGCCATGACAGTGCTGCATGAGGTCTTAGAGTGTATTGTGGATAACTATGGACTCAGCGTCTCTGAAAGTGGCATAAGAGTCTTAGAGAATCTACTGGTGATGATTGTTAAGGATAATCCAGAAGAAGTCCAGCGATGGCTGGAAGATATACAAGGAGTTTCTAATGATAACAGTAGAAAATCTTGTAAAGCGTATAGAGAGACTGGAGAGACTTCTAGAGGTCTATAAGTCTAATCGGGAAGATAAATATAAGAAGGCTTCAAAAGAAGACCTAAAGGAAATATCAGGGAAACTTGAGGATCATGATAAACGGAAAGATTAGTGGGTGTGATAAGAGTTGTAATTGTCCATGTCCTAAAGAAACTGCTAAAGATGACCTGAAGAAATGTCAGGAATCCCGAAAGAAACAATCAGAGCAAATCTCTCAGCTTAAAAAAAAGATGTTTGCAATGTCCATAGCGATTGCTGTGGTTGTTGGCGTTGTTTCTAAAGAGACCATAGATAAAGTCGTAGAATACTTCCAGACTTACGACAAGGTTAAGCAAGCTATAGATAATGTAAGCCAGAGTCCTAATGATTACGAAATAGGCATTCCAATGTATTCTGGAGTATCTCCTTCGCCTAGTGCATTAGCAGTCTTTGGGTTGCCCCTATTGATGCCCTGTAAACGAAGGCGTTAAATTTGGTAAAAAAATCTGAGACCCTATATATCGTGTGTTTCGTCCAGTTTACCCCGTAGCCCCGTACGCATCCGCACGTATCACGATTTGCACGGCCGCACCACCTACACGCTGAGCACGGCATACGCTGCATGGCGAGTACACTATCAATGTACCGATGTACAATCGGCCGCCAACATAGCGAGCTGCTCGATTGATATTGCCCTCTATTTTTTTGAGGGCGGTTTTAAGTTTTAGTACATCTTTACTGTACTTATTGTGGTACACTTACCGATACTACATGAGGAGGATACTCAATGAAGTACGCAAGAAAACCAATTACAGGTGAAACAGTGCGAGTACATAAGAACCTTAATACAGGCAAGTGGAGCGTATCAGCTCGCATACCTAAAAAGGGATTCCAAGTTATCGCCCATCTTGATACCGTGACGATTCACAATGCGATACCTAAAGTATCTATAAAAGGTGTACAGCGTATCCGTGAAAAACAAGTACGATCAGTGGTGGCACGTATTGAAGGTACATTTATAGGTACTAACATAGATACCGCAGCGAGTACCGCTATTTACTACAATCCTTACCGTAATGAAAACTTTACTTACACCGATGGCACTATATATAAAGGTAGCAGCGTTGGTACTTTTCATAGTGCAGCATCACACTTCAATATCTAGGAGGATATTCAAAATGTATAAATATGACGAACTAGCCGAGCACTATAGAACTTTCCTACGAGAAAATGGCCAAGAATGGGCGATCGAGAACATTGATGATATTCATCACTACGCATTTAATCAGGATTATTACATAATTGGCACTTATCGAGCCAAGCAATGGCTAGCCGATAACGTTTTTGAGTGTATCGAGGTTATCCGTGAATATGAACAAGATAATTTCGGTGAGGTTATGACAGACTTAAGCGAGCCTGAAAAGATTGTGAATATGTACGCTTACATAGTTGGCGAGCAAGTGGTACAGGATATACCGATCGACACTGTATTCGCATAAAAACACTCGCAAGCTCGCAAGGTATCGCAGCTGAAAAGTTGCGGTATCTTTTTTACCGTGCTGGACAATCCAGCGATCCGAGATTTTTAGTCATCACCAATACAGGAGGATACATAATGAAACAAGAAGTACCACTATACGCCACAATCCCCGCCAATAAAAGAGGGTATCATGTTATCTACTTTACAGGCACTGCAGATACCAGCAGCTTGACGGGATATGGTGATATCCAACAGGGTAAGGTATGGGAGGAACTGCCTAAAGGCCTCCCCATAATTCATCATTCATGGGATTCTGCATTGATAGCTTTAGAATTAGTTAATAGCTATCGCTCCGATGCTAAAGAATACCTACAGGCATTACTACAGCTAGTACCTACTCATGGTGGTAAGGTGGTCTATAAATGAATAACGATAGACCACTATTCGACAAATTAGGCACACTCGGTAAGATATCTATCATTGCTGCTGGACTCTTATTGTTCCCTTTTTTATTCGTATGGTATGTACTTGATACATTCTATACAGCTACTTTCAAAAACTGATTAGTCAAAAACAATCTATAGGAGGATAATAAAATGACTATAAAAACTACAATAACAATTCCAACACCGATAAAAAAGTGTATCCGTAAAGAGGAACATAGCCGATCGGCCGTTCATGCTGCACTGCTATCATACGATCCCTCATTCGGCGGTACAGTTTTAGCCACCGATGGGGCTACTCTCATATCTATTAAGAATCTAAAAGGTACTGGTGAATCCACTACTCGATTAGTCCATCGGGATAGTCTTAACAATCGTATGCAAGGTAGCCGAGTAGAATTATCCGATGATATGCTCATGGTAGAATCTGCAAGGGATAAATGGTCTAAGGGTACTTATGTGGAGGATATGCCAGCACCACCATATCATGACGTTATCGGTATTCCCGATGAGGATAAGGTAGCTCATACTGTAACGATAGACGCTGAGAAGCTATACAATATGGCATTAGCGTTGCGAGCTGCTGGACAAAGGCCTACTGTTACTCTTTACTTCCCTAAAAACAATTCAGCAATAGCGGTCGATGGTGGTATCGGTGTAGGTATGCTAATGCCGTGCAACACCGATAAAAACTATGCAGCTTCTAAAACACGTTTTCATGCTCATGCTGAGAATGCTAAGAGGATACAGGAATAAACACTATAGGAGGGTATAGGTGAAAACTTATACTCTCTTTTTCACAATCGGATATCATGGTGATATCTAAAACTTTAGTCATAAACAATCTATAGGAGGATAATAAAATGACTACTAAAAACACGATGAGCACTACCTATACCTTAAGAATCTATGAAGATGATTGTTCAGAATCACCTAGAGAATGGGATAATCTCGGCATCATGGCCTGTAGCCACCCTAGGTACAATTTGGGCGATCCCGATGTTAGTCCAGCGGATATACCCGATGATGCGTTGCTAGTCTTACCTTTATATCTTTATGACCATAGCGGTATAACTATGAACACTACAGGTTTTAGCTGCCAATGGGATAGTGGTCAGGTAGGGTATATCTACACTACTAAAGATAAGATCAAAGAATGCTACGGTGATGCTGTTACTCTTGATTCTTTAGATATGAAGAAACTGCAAAAGCAATTAGTCCAAGAGGTAGCTACCTATGACGAATACCTTAGAGGGAATATATACGGGTACTCTTTAGAATCCGATGGTGAGTTGATTGATAGCTGCATGGGATTCTATGGTACTAATTGGTTAGATAATGGTCTATTCGAGAATCTACCTATTGAAGTAGTCCAGCATATCACCGATAACGATATGGATATAGAGCATGGCTGGAATACATTAAACACAATTACAATTAGTCAATAACAATCTATAGGAGGATACATAATGACTACTAAAACAGAATTACAACCAATCACTAAAACAGCATTCTATGCGTTGTGTGGTGAGCTATTAGTCGATCCTACGATAGCGTTAGAAGATGAGGCTATAGTCAAGATGATTGATAGTCGAGCACCTTATAAAGATGTTTATGATTACATGGTGAATACCTTTTAACACTTATCTATAGGAGGATAAAGTAATGCTATATATGGAACATAAGGAATTAAAACGATTCTTAACAGATAAACAGATAGGTGATTTAGAGTGTGATGGTGCTATCGAGTGGATAGAATACTTTGAACACTTTTGGATTCGCGATACTAGGAGGATACTTAATATGCGTAAGCTAAAGGCCAAAACAATTAGACGGTTAGTCGCTAAGACTCTAGAGCTCAATAAAGAGCAGCAGCTACGTAGACATCATCTTGTATGGATACTTGAACGTATCGCTGGACAGGGTGATGGTTACTTACCCTCAAAAGAATTATATAAGATTGTACAGGACGATGACCAATGAATAACCAAATAACAATGATCAGTAAACTCATAGCACTATCAGATCACCTACAGCTCCCGCCCGATTCTTTTAGTCGATTATCACCATCTTTTGAGGATAGGTGTAGGATTATCTATCAATCAGCCGATGGA